CTTATAGCTCCCCTGCAGACAGAAGCTAATCCCGCCATCTAAGAATTGGTTGATAACTTCACTTGTCATTTCAAAACGCGACTCACAATTATCGTCAGGGCTTGTTGTTTCTATGTAGACAGCTTCCATCCGTTCTCCTGTATTGCAATCGTACTGATACCAGATGACTTCAGAGGGGCAACATGGTGGAGCAAATGTAAGGGTATCTCCTGGTTGTATCGGTCGGTCAGATGGGATGCCCCCTATCGGTGTTCCACCGCCAGGTTCATCGTCAAATGGATCGTCTGGATTATTTCCTGTCGGGCTGCCATTAGGCGGGAAACCTGTAGTAGGCGTGCCACCAGGGAAGACTGGGCGATCTGTCGGCAATCCAGTTCCAGTGCCATCGTCTACACCGGGGTTGGGCAGATCCACGTCGGTGTCAGGCTCGTCAGGATTATTTTCGCCCACATCATCAGGGATAGGATCATCATTCCCTTCGTTGTCAGGATCATCGCAGGTGTAATCATTCCTTCCTACGTCGTACAGATAACCTGTACCGACTGCACCAGCAACATACAAAGCGAGGATGCTGCGCCCCTGTGAATCAATCGGGAAGTGCATCAGATCCAGCTCGACCACGCCAGATACGGTCTTGTTGATCTTTTCGACTTCGTACAGATAATCGTGGAAGGTCACAAGACCTGGATCTGTTTCGCGGCGCAACTGCACCCGCACAATGTCGCCTAGTACCAGTGTGGTGTTAAACGAGTCAGGTTTAACTCTGATACGCAGCGAGTGAGTGACGTACTTGCGGCGGGCAACTTCATACGCACCAACCTTGACTGCGTGATTCTCCCAAGTGCAGAACTGACTCATGTCGAACTGCTCGTAAGGTCCGTCTACCGCTTCGCCGTCAATGCGAACCTCGGTTGTACGGATAAAACCAATGTCGTTCGGTGGCTGCTGACGCCAGATCATCTGAGCGCAAATAGATTTACGCTCGCTTAGGGGGATGTACTCGATCTGGAAGCCATCAGGCAGTAGGTGCTCTTCCGTAAAGCCGTAGACCCAACTGATCACACCAGTGTTGATGGTGTAATCGCCGTTAATTGGCAACCTGGAGCGGAAACCTTTTTTGCCGTTCTTATCGCTGACGCGCAGCAGGAAGAATCCCGCCATCCGCTGCATCCAGTCTTCGAGATTGCTTGCCTCGTTGATTACACCGTCCCAGTAAAAGCCGTTGGTGGCGGTAAATCGTGCAGCGAGCGTCATTGCTGCCGTGTCGATCAGTAGCTCTGGTACGCGACTGGTCTTACGGATCAGATAAACCGCAAGATCCAGCATGTTGTTGCTGGAGTCGGTCGTGCCCTCGATCAAACGCGGCACTTTGATGCCATTACGCACGAAGACGTGGACCTGGCGGTTCCAGGTATCGTCACCTGCTGCATACCAGTTGCGGTAAAACAGCGTTGTCACATCTTCATAGGTGCCGTCATCTGTGCCGCAGTAATTAGGGCATGTCCAGAGCGAGCCGTAGTCAATAAAATTACCGGCAGAAAAATACGTTCCCGCCAACTTGTTGTAGTAAATACTTGCAATGCCCTTTCTACAGGCTCGTTGATAAATGTCCTTTACCAGAATTGTGCCTAGTTCACCTTCGCTCAGCACAAAACACATGTACACGCGCAAAGTGTCGTCTGTCGCGCTTATTGGCGCATAGACCACATCGTCATATCGTGCTTTTGTTGCCCCAGGGCTGATAAATACACCGCCGTGATCGTTGACAGTGCCAGGGACATCAACATATTTGCCGAACACAATCGGCACAGGTTGTCCCAGTTCAATCGCCTTTTGCTGGCTATCAAGATTGCTGGCGCTATTCCCCTCCGCTGCCTTCTTGTCGAGCGGCGGCTTCAGTAGACCCGTCTGATACGGCAGAAGCTGCAGTGGATCGCTAATGCGGAGTTTCATAGCTTGATTGGATTGCCGACCAGACGTGAGCTAAAAGAACGCGGTGGCACCTGTGCTCCAACTGGTGCAAGACTAGAGCCAATGCTGACATCCAGCTCGGTAAACGAGCCGCCGATGCCAACTACCTCACCGATAAACGTACCAATCAGAAGCTGCCCGGACTGCGGTGCTGCCTGAGATAGGCGACTATCGAACTCGTACATCTTCAGCTCGCACAGCCAGTTCCTGTCCAGCGCGTTTTGTAAGGCGTTGACGGCGATGTACGTTGCCGGGATCGTCACCGTGATACCAGCTTCAGCTTGCGTCGCAGTACCCACCATCGCGTTCAACACAAACGGGTGGTAATTCCAGAGCACCGAGTCCCAAGTGACCGTCTGGTTGAAGTAGAAGTTTTGCCACCTGTAGTAGGTGGCAGATTCGTCGAACAGGCGCAGGTATTGGGCTTGGGCGCGGTTTGCCATTAGTTCACACCCTGGAAGCGGCGACCGCCTGTGCTGCGTGCGTTGTTAAACACCGTAGCAGCGAAGTCTTGGAGGATGGTCTCCAGGTCGCCAAGGCGGACGTATTTTTCGCCGTTTTCCTGCTGCAGGACGGGTCCGGTTTGCAGGTTGATGGTGGGCATCCGGTCTACGACAGCAGTTCCAGACCCTCCTTTTGCCTGGCTCATCCAGTTGGAAGCAAACTGACTTGCTTTTGATTCAGGCACGACAAACTCGCGTTCGCCGCCTTCGCCGATCATTGCAAGCGTTGGGCGATCAACAACACCGCCCTTAGCGAAACGCGGGATTGAGACTTCTGGAATAGTCGGAATCTGCGGCAGTTTCAATGCCGCCAATGCACGGTTGGCGCCGGAAATTAACTTATTGATTGCACCAATCGCACCGTTGATGGCATTACCTATCGCTTGCAGAATCTGATTCAATACGCCTTTGATCATGTTGGCGACAGCCAAGAATGGTGCTTTTACAACATCGGCTAAGCCAGTGAATGCTTTGACAATAAAATCACGCACCGCACTAAACGCCTGACCAACTTGATCGCGGAATGCGTATAAAGCAACGCCTGCAGCAACTAGCAGAGCAACCCATCCAACAGGTCCAGAAAAGACTGCCACCAGTATTTGCCCAAGTGTGCCGATAGCACTAACAACAGCAGAAACAGCAGGCACAACGGCTCCTAGCCATCCTGCGATTGTGGCTAGAAACGACATTCCGCCTAGCGCACCGATGACTGATCCAACAACACTGATCAGGCTTCCAAGTCCAGCGAGCAAAGATCCAAGCGGAGCAAGAATAAGCGTGATTGCACCGCCTACAGCGCCGACTTGAATGATGAAAGACTGAACCTCGGGCGAAAGGTTCATGAACGCAGTTAGCAACTTCCCAATCACGTCCGCCAATGGGATTAAAGAGTTAGCAATACGCTCTGCTACGCCTAACTCAACAATCTTGGCAACAAGCTCAGAAATCTTCTGAACAAGCGGCGTAAAAGCAGGCAGCAGCTTAGTGCCGACTGTTGTATTTAGATCTTCAAGTGTCTTTTGAAACAGCTTGAACGGATCAGGCGGCGGTGGTTTAACGCCTGCCAACTCATTCATCGCCTTGATGATGATGTCTGTCGTGATCTTGCCATCAGCACCTAACTTCTTGATTTCGCCAACTGTGACGCCCATCGTCTTTGCGATTGCCTGTCCTACCGCTGGCAACCTTTCCATAATTGAACGCAGCTCATCGCCCTGCAAAGCACCAGAACCCATTGCCTGACTGAGCTGCAGCATTACGCCTTCAACGTCTGCCGCGCTTAGATTCATCTTCGCTGCAGCATTGTTGACGCCAACGAAGGTCGTCTGAATGTCCTGGAGCGAAATGTTCATCGGGCGCAATCGCCCATATAGATCTGCTACTGCCTGCGCTGCTCTTGTTTGCCCGATACCAAAACGATCAGCGGCATTATTTGCAAACTCAGTTACCTTTGCAGTCTCTCCATACTGACCGGCAAGTGCTTCAATCGTCTTTGCTGTTCGGTTGGCTTCAATGCCAGCTTTAACGAATCCGCCTACAAGAGCTCCAGTTCCTAGCGACGCTGCAATACCAGCCAAGCCAGACATTCGTTGCCCAACTTGACTAACCCTGCTGCCGAGTTTGTCAACAGCACCGCCCAGCCCAGCAATAGCTGCCCGCGCCCGTGTTGCATCTAGGTTGATAGCAACATTGGCGATGACAGCCACGGCAGCCTCAGCTCATTATTC